TCATTGAATGAAATTCAACTTTCTCTCTCGTTGTATAGATCATTACCTTCTTAGGCATTTGTTTCCGTTGCCGTTTTTTAGGCGGCTTAGTTTCTTTTTTACTCTCTATTTTAATTTCTCTCTTTTCCATTTTAAGAAGGGGCTATATTTCAAGCCCCTTAATTTAAGATCAATTATGAGTTTGCAAAGTCTCTGTATATAACAGCATCTGAACGAAGCATATTAACTTCTTCAAAACATTCTACTCTTGCCGTTACAAGGTTCTTTTCAAAATTATCCTGGTTCTCATAAGAGAATTCAACCTTCACACCTTCTGCTTCAACACGTTCAACATAATCACGGTCCCAAAGCAATAGATGATCTGTTTGCGCCCAGCTTGCACCGATTATTGGTGTTCCTGCAATAGTTGTTGTTCCCTGGTTATTAACAACAGTTCCTGCTGGCAAACTATAATCGTTTGGCTTGGTAGTAAGAATCCTTGCCCACTCTGTCCAATCTACAACGGCTATATCAGCATTGAAGTTTGCGTTGCGTTGGTTAGCGATCATCCTGATTATTTCTTCAACATCTACTGAAGGTGTCGGATTAGCAGCTGCATTGTTACCTGTTGCATTACCAGCAATAGTTGTGTATAAATAATCATCTTCTTTGCGGAAGAAATCTCTCATCAACATTCTCGGAAGTGAACCTTCAAGAAAATCAAGGTTGAATAAAAGTTGTTTTGAGAAAGTAGAGAAACCAGCAATATATTTCAGCGTCTTAGTTGTAGCTGTGAACGCATAGTTCAATGCCGTCTTTGCAGATCCCTCTGTTTGTACTCCCGCACTTTGAGCAGAGTTTGTTTCTGAGTAAGTAACAAACAAGCCATTTTTACTTTGCACAGTTGGTAGCAAATCCCTCATGTGAATGTTAGCAGTAGGAAGCAAACCCTGGCGAGGATTGTAAGCATTCATACCACCGCCTGTAATAGCATTTGAGGTAGTAAGAATAGTTTTCATTTCAAACTTCAATTCTGTACGACCACGACCAATACCAATACCAAGATCATCTTCTGCTGATTTACCTTTAGTCTTTACATTAAGTTCTTCTCTGATCATCTTTGACCAGCTGTCTTCAAACTTTTCATCTTTATTAGCTGATTTTCTTTTACGATCTGCGGCCAGTTCATCAATAAGGGTTTGATTCTTTTTAGCATCTTCAATAAATTGACCAAGGCTATCACCCATCTCTTTTATCTTACCATTTATTTTACTCTCTATTTCTTCTAACTCTTTCTTACCAGCACCAACTTCTTGTTTGTGCTTCATTGTTTCAAATTCAATCAAAAGACCACCTAATTGATCTTTTGTACTTTGTTCAAGGCTATCCTTCATAGCGTCAAACATTTTCTGAAGTTGCTGCCCCGATACTTTAATTTCTTCTGCCATTTTGTTTAAATTTTTTAATTAAATAATAAATGAAAAATCAAGCCCAGGAACAAATGTTTTATTACAATTACGGCATCTAATAGCCGAGCCGTCTTTTGAATTGTAATTAACCTTTTTGCAAGTGGGACATTCTACAACATCCGGCAGAGTGGATTTTATCACCGTGTCTGCTGATTTATCATTATCATGATCATCCGGGTCGGTGTCGTTAGACGGGCGAGTGGACTTTAAATCAGTAATGACTTTAAGTAATTGTTTATTGTATATTAAAAGCGTCTCAATAGTTTCATCAGTAGCTTTAGATTCGCTACAAAATTTTTCTATTGCTTCAGCCTGATTAATAAGTTTGTTAATTTCAATCTCGTTTTTCAATCCAGTTAACGGAGTATTGGGATTTGCACCCCATGCGGTAAGTGAACTTCCTTCCCAAAGTTTTAATTCGGTTAACTCTCTTCTAATGTCACCATCTTTATAATCTTCCCATGAAGTTATCTGATTAAACTTTTTAGTTTGATATCCAATAGAATGCTCAGATATAAGATTTGATTCAACCATTTTAACGAAGTCAGTACCTAATGCATGACTCCCCAATTTTGATTCATAGTAAAGCCCTTTATTATCTTCTTTTAGCATCGTTATAACACCTAAAGGCTTTGAAGGATCATGATTGAGTAAGTGCTTTATTCTTGGTTTTGCACTCGAAGGACCAGAATTGGCAATGCTTCTTGCAAAAGCACCCGATTTAATAACATCACCGTCAGAATCTAAAGAATCGAAATTGGCAAAATAGCCAGTAACAATTCCTTTCTTCCCGTCAACATCCTTTATTTGTATAGGAGTTGATATTGAGAAGTCTTTGTATGAATAAATATCTTTCATTTTATATAATTATATTGTTACTACTTGTTGTCTTGGTCTCCTACTAGGATATATTACAACCGTTGATTGTCGTTTCGGTATTAACCGACCATTACGATCTCTTTTAGGTTTCAGTGACATTTGGCAACGGCAATTAATTACTGACTCAGCCGAAGCCTTCGGGTCACCGGGTGATAATAATAAATCACCATTCCGAGGGTCAACAAAATGATCTTCAAAATCTATTACCGTACCATCAAGTCCAATATGTGAAGCATGATCTTTAGGATCAACACCCCTCGTTCTGTTATCGTGTACCGCTATCCATTTCTTTTGCATCTCATAATCATAGGTTTGACCAGCCGCAAGCGTACCGGCATTTGATGCGGCATTAATTTCTGTTCTTACTATTCGAGCCGCTTGCGTTGCGCTGAAATCAGAGTTATTGAGTAGCCGTACAGTTTCATCAATACCCAATCCTTCAGTAATTGATTTATTAAGCACCTGTAATAAATAATCTCTGGTAGTTTTATTTACATTAAATGTTATATTCTGAATTAAATGTGTGTGCAGATAATTTAAGATCCATTGCACCCATTCTGTGTTGAAGCCAAAGGAACCGCCTGATTTAATATTATAGCCTATCAAGTCATCTTTACTAGAAGCTATATAATCCTTTAATGGTCTTTTACCTGTTCTCTCTTGTTGCTTCAAATCTCTTGTAGCCATATTTGCGTATCTCACACCAACATTTGCATATAATTGTTGTATAATAGCAGTTAGTTCTGGATTAGTTAGGTCTTTAAATAAAGCAGAAATAGCGGCATGAACACCATTAGATTTGACAATAGAAATAGTTTCATCGAACTTATTGTCGATGGTTTTTTTAACCTTCGGGTAGTAAAGTGTTTCGTATTTTTTATTAATGTTGGTCATGCACATTCTATTATTTGCCCGTTATATACTTGTATATCTGTTGACGTAACCATTATCGGGTTTGGATCATCTATGTAAATCATTACTATCATATTTCTTTTTCATCATATTTATAAATTGTTCCCTCAACATCATAATCTTTCTACGCTTCTCAGGACAACACCCTAACTCAAGCGGAAACTCTTGCTTTGCCATTCGCTGAAGTTGCTGTTCCGTTAGTAGGTTTGATGTTACCGTTTGCCCCGTTGTTACTATTATTGTTGTTTCCATTTGCTGTTGCGTTTACACTCGCATTTAAAGCGGCATCAACAACCGATGCCTGGTAATCAGATAAAGGAACCATACCGGATGAAGTTTTAACCCATACCTCATCTGCTTCTGGTTCTTGTCTTGTTTCCCAATTAATAGCTTCACGTTCTTCATTAGGTGTACGCATAGTCAGCATTGAAATAGCTTCCATAGCTTCTTTCATATCAACTTGCAATTCAGGGAAACAATCTGTTTCATAATCAACATAAATATTCTGATCTTTAAAACCCCAATCTGTTTGTATCTTCCTGTTAAATGAATTGCGACGTGAATTAAGTAACGGGATCGCTGAACGAGTTGTTAGCGCCTTCTCTGCTTCCTTGACATTGTTATAAGTCTTTTGCGTTAATCCTAGTAACTCAGGCGGCACTCCGTAAGCATTACAGAACATTATAGCATCCCATTTCTCAGAGTCAATTATACCAAGCTCAACAGGAGTGGAGCCAAGTTTAGCAACCCCAACTTTAACACCGCTTATTGCGTGTTTACCTTGTGCTTGCGGCCCGCTAAATTCTTTCTCTGATAATTTAATCTTTAATGCTTGTGCCTGTTGTAACCCCATTTCAGCA